ACCAATTACAGATCAAGCAAGTGCTATGTTAGGTTATTTAGATTCAATTAAAGAAGAACGAACTGGAGTATCAAGACAAGCACAAGGATTATCTGCTGATGGTCTTAATGCTAAAACTGCAACTGGTATGAACCAGATATTAACTCAATCTCAAATGAGAATGGAATTAATAGCTCGTATATTTGCAGAAACTGGAATTAAAGATTTAGGTAAAAAATTATTTGAACTTACTTGTAAGTATCAACAAAAAGAAAAGATCATTCGTATTAGAGGTAAGTTTATACCTATGCGACCTTTTGAATGGAGAGATAGAGTAAACATTTCTGTAAGTGTTGGATTAGGTACTGGTTCTAAAGAACAACAATTAATACTTCTTAATTCTATTTTACAAAGACAAATGGAAGCTATCAATATGCAACAAAACGTATATGGCCCAGTTGTTAATCTTAAAAATATTTACAATACATTACGTAAACTTGTTGAGAATACTGGTCTTGGTTCTATCGAACCTTTCTTTATGGATCCAGAAGTTGGTGCAGCACAAATGCCACAGCTTCCGCCTAAAGGCCCAACTGAATTTGAAAAAGTTTCATTAGCTCAAGTTCAAGGTGAAAACGAAAGAGCTGCACTTAATAATCAATTAGAGTTAAGAAAAATGGAAGCTGATATGAGAGCTAAATTACTTAACTTTGAATTACAAGTTAAAGAAATGGAACTTAAGTATAATACTAAGATTGACGAACTTGCTATTAAGAGTAGATCTATGGTAGAACAATCACAAGTTAAACAGTCTGGAGATATCTTTAAAAAGATAATGGAAGGACAAAAGGAGTTTTTTAATGGACAACCAGAACAACCTATACAAACAGGTGAGCAGGGGAACGAAAGCTAAACAGCTTTTAGAAGACCCGCTATTAAAAGAAGGATTTGAATATCTGTTCGAACAATATCGATCAGAAATATTTAATACGAGTTACAAAGATCATGAACAACGTCAAGTTCTTTGGATGGCATATAATATGCTTGATAAAATCAAAGGACATTTATTGACAGTCATGGAAACTGGTAAACTAGCTTCTTCCGAGCTAGATCAACTAACACGCCAATCTACTAATGGGTAGAAGCGTTAAACAAAGGAGCATATAATGCCAAGTACTGATAATACAGTAACGAGTGCTGCTGATAAAATTTTGGGATTACTAAATCCTCAACCTGAAGCTCCAAAAGAGCCAATTAAGGATGAAGGACAATTAGAACCAAAAGATAAAGTAGAACCATCTACAGAACCTGCTGAAGAACAGGAAACTTCTCAAGAGAGTCAAACTCAGTCTGAAGAAACTCAAGCAGAAGTCGAGTCTGTAGTAAATGAGGAAACGAAAGAAGAAAATACTGCGTCTGAAGTAGAAGTCGAGAAACCAAATCTCCACCGAGTCAAAGTACAAGGTCAAGAGTTAGAGGTTACACTTGATGAACTTAAAGCAGGTTATTCTAGAGATTCCGACTATAGACAAAAAACACATTCTCTTTCTCTAGAAAAAAAACAAGTAGAGGAAGAAAAAAATGTTTTGCGTCAACAATACGATCAAAAAATTAGAGAACTCAATGAGGCATTAGCTTCTGCTGAGTCTATGACCAGACAACAGTTAAGTACTGAAGAACTTCAGAAACTGTATGAAGAAGATCCTAGTGCTGCTGCTAAATTGGATTTCCAAATGAGGCAACAGAATGAAAGATTAACTTTATTAAAGACTAAAGTTCAACAAGAACAAGCAAGACAATATAATGCTTACTTAGCTGAACAAACTAGACTAGCACAGGAACGCATTCCTGAATTTTCTGATCCTAATAAATCAGATAGTTTTAAAACTGGAATAAAATCTATGTTAAGAAATTATGGATTTAATGATCAGGAAATATCATCAGTAGCGGATCACAGATATCTACTGATACTTAGAGATGCGTTAGCTTATCGTAACATTAAGGAAAGCAAACCTATCGTTCAAAAGAAAGTTAGTAATGCTCCTAAAGTTATTAAAGCAGGTGTGTCCAAAGGAGAAACATCTAAACGTGAGATCGTAAGGAATAAAATATCTAAATTAAAAAAGACTGGTCGTATTGAAGATGCTCAGTCTGCTATTTTAGGTATGTTAACTAAATAACCTTAACGAGGAAATAAAAAATGGCACAACCAACAAATACTTTCGACACATATGATGCTGTCGGAATAAGAGAAGACCTACAAGATGTTATTTACTCTATCTCTCCAACAGATACTCCGTTTATGAGTTCTGCTGCTAGAGAAGCTGTAAAAAACACTTTACACGAATGGCAAACTGATGCATTGGCAGCAGCTTCCACTTCTAACGCAGTGATAGAAGGTGACGATGCTACATTAGATGCTTCTGTTGCTACAGTAAGAGTAAGTAACCACACACAGATCATGGATAAGACTGTTGTAATTACTGGTACTCAAGAAGCAGTTGATAAAGCAGGTAGAGCAAGTGAACTTGCATATCAAATTGCTAAAAAATCTAAAGAACTAAAAAGAGATATCGAAGCTACATTGTTGAGCAACCAAGCTAAAGTTGCTGGTGATTCATCAACTGCTAGAAAATTCGGTTCAATTAGTTCTTGGATTGCAGCTAATGACAGCTTTGGTGCTGGAGGAGCTTCACCAACTGGTAATGGTTCTGATGCTAGAACAGATGGTACACAAAGAGCATTGACTGAAGATCAACTTAAGTCAGTAATCAAAGGTACTTGGAATGCTGGTGGAAGTCCTTCCGTTATCATGGTAGGCCCTTTCAACAAACAGAAGATTTCTGGTTTTACAGGTGGATCAACTAGATTTGATGCATCTGAAGACAAGACTTTATACACTTCAATTGATGTGTATTCTTCTGATTTCGGTGATCTAGAAGTTGTTCCTAACAGATTCCAAAGAGATAGAGATCTTTTTGTTCTGGATATGGACTACTGGTCTGTAGGGTTCTTGAGAGATTTCACTATGCATGAACTTTCAAAAACTGGAGATTCTGAGAAAAGACAGTTATTAACTGAACTTACTCTAGTTTCTAGAAATGAAGGTGCATCTGGTGGAGTATTTGACTTAACTACTGCATAAATATAAAATAGAGGGGTGGCGGAGAAATCTGCCATCCCTTTACAAATAACAATTTGTTTGGTCTTTGAAGTCTTAAAGACAGAACGAAGCAAACGGAGAAAATAAAATGAGAACATTAAACGACTATTTCTTAACAGTTAAAATGGCAGACGTATCTACAGCTGGATCTGTATATGTTGTTGCACCAGATGCTGGTAAGATTATTAAAATATATTCAGTATTAGGTGGAGCTATTGCTACTGCTGATGCTGCAATTACAACTGAGATTAACGGAGTCGCTGTAACAGGCGGAGCCATTACAATTGCTACTGCATCTTCTGCAGCTGGTGATGTAGATTCTGCTGAACCTACTGCTGCAAATTCAGTAGAAGAAGGCGGAGTAATTGAAATTATTACAGATGGTGCTTCTACAAACACTATCCCTGTTGAATTTACAATTATAATTAGAAGATAATTTAAATGGGGGTGGAAACACCCCCTAAATATTTAGGAGAATAAAATGCATAAAGGAATGCGAGTCACATCAACTGAAAAAGTAACTTCTTCTGGAAGTTCAGTACAGTCTGCTGCTTTTGCTGCAAATATAGAATACGTTAGAATAGCTGCAGATGCTGCTTGTCATATTGAATTTGGTGTAAATCCAACTGCTACATCAAGTAAAATATATTTACCTGCTGATGACTATGAGTATTTTAAAATTTCACCAGGTGAAAAAGTTGCTGTTATTGGAACTGTAAATATATACGTATCTCAACTTTCTGAGTAATGAGCATCCTAAGAGGAACAGATTTTGATGGTAGTAAATACTACATCGAATCTGATGGAAAATTAACAATTAAAAATTCTCAAGACGTTGATCCTATTCTTAAAAAGAATAAACAACTTTATAATGATGGAGATGGTTATTCTGCATCAAAAGAATTAAAAAGAGTTGCTAGTATTCCTACCTTAGTATTAAGCATTTGGGCTAAAGAATACAACGGAAGTAATAATTGGTTTGCAATACCAAAAATAGAACGTAGTAAAATTCTTAAACAAAAATTAAATAGCAGTGAATATAAATATTTTAGAACTGCTTCTGGAAACTTATAATGGCTCTTAGTACATATACAGATTTAAAAGCATCTATAGCTAATTGGCTTAACAGATCTGATTTAACTACAGAAATCGCTGGAGATTTTATTGCTTTAACTGAAGCTGATTTTAATGCTAAGTTAAGAATAAGACAAATGGAACAAATAGATACTGTTACCATTAATGCAGAAAATATAACTGTTCCAGTTGGTTTTATTGCAGTACGATCTTTTTATATATTATCAGGAAGTACCAAATATAATTTAGAATATATTACTCCTGCTAACTTAACAAAAATTAAAGGTGGTTCAACTAGCGGTTTACCTAGAGTATATTCTATACAATCAGATAATGGTGTTGAACAATTTAGATTTGCACCAGCACCAGATGGATCTTATACAGGTTATCTTCAATATTACAAAGCATTTGATAGTTTATCTGCATCTGTTGCAAGTAACTATATTTTATCTGCACATCCAGCAATTTATCTTTATGGAAGTTTATATCATGCTAGTAATTTTTTAGGTGGCATGGATCCTAACCAAGCATCTCAATGGTTAAATATGTATAGTATGGCATTAGAGAGATGCGAAAATAATGACAGACAAGATAGTTATGGTGGATCACCAGTTACACAACGAACAGACGTAAGTACTGATTTATCATTTTATAGAAAGAGGTAGATATGCAAATTCCTTTTGGAGAATGGCTACCAGATCAACCCAATCA